CGACATTACCTGCCTGTGGGTTTGTCCCATCAAACGGCAGCGGACGGTGTATGTAGTTGATGCCGACGTTTTTACCGGATGCCGCAATAGCAACGAGACGTTTAAGGTCGCTGACAGCGTAGTTATCACGATCAGCAGCCGTTGCCCCGTTGCCGGCATCAAGATGCCAGCGGTTATAGCGTCCATGCTTCGGCACAAATCCGTGCGGCTGTACTGCTGCCCAGCCGACCGAGTAGAATTTCGCGTCCCACGGATCAATGCCGAATTCCGCATCAGAGCACACTCCACGGCTGGACTGTATGCCGTGCTTGCGCAGCACACCAGCGATGTCGTTGCCGTTGTAGCGACCAGCATTAGTCAGAAACTGCGAGAAATTATAGTTCCCAGGATTGTTGATCCTCAGCGCCTGAGCTAATCGCTTGAAATCATGCAGAGACTGCTCCAGTTGCGCCGTAGTTGTGGCTGCACTGTTTGACGTGTTTCCCTGGGAAATGTGCTGGCAAACATCCCATCCCGCAGAGACATAATCCTGCCACTGTGCATCGACGGTGTAGTACGGGTCGGTATTTGCGACGCGCGATACGACGCCGGGCCAACCACGTGCCGAAAATTCGGGGAGGAGATTGTCGTGGAAATATTGATACCCGCCATCAGAAACCTGAACAATCGCGCCCCGAGACCATTCCGGCGAATACACCCGCGATAGTCTAAGCGTGACCGCTGCCGACGTTGAGAAAGCGAAACTGATTGCCCGGATCTCTGCCTCCGGGGTGTTTTCGTCCCACGGCATCGTGCCAACGCTCAACACTTGAGCAAATGGGTTAGCCCGTAAGGTCCGGTACATCCCGTTCCAGCGTGTAGGGTGCGGGCCATTCCAAAGCCCGTATTGAGACTTGCCGCCGCCAGAGTCGTCGATGATGACCCACAATTTGCAATTTGCGAGCGTTGCATCGCCCAACTTTGCATAAAAGCGCGTCAAGGGTGCCCAATCTGAAGCGGCCAGCCGGAAACAAACTTCGGGGAGCGCCTTCGGATACGCCCCCGTCACATCAGGATTGATCGGCAGTGTAATGGCTCCACCAACAACGCCTGCGGGCAGATCAATCCGTATTACGCTCCCCCCGTACTCGTTATCGTCTGCCTCGACAGTGATCGTTGCCCCGGCCGTTTTCGTTGCCCCGGCGATATTGACAGTCCACGGGTCCGCGATGACCCGATGCGTCGGCAGCGGGAACAGTCTGAGCAAGTCGGCTTGAGTCGGGGCGAAGCGGCCGCCGATCATCGGGAGGATATTTCCAACCCCCTGGTCCGAGCTCGTTACCATCAGCGGCTGCGGCCCGGCAGGCGACGCCGGCACGCTCGGCAGCGCACTGCCACTCCAGGCCGAGCCATCATCGTTCGCCAGCACCAGCGCACCGGACGCAAACAGGGCCAGCGTCACCTTCGTGTCGTCGAGGTAGTCCAGATCGGACGACGGCCGGACGACGTAGCCGCCGGCCGGAATGGGCACGGAAACGCCGCTCCGATAGTTGAGGGTGATCTGTCCGGCGGTGGTGTTAGTGATGCGCATGAGGGCGTTCCTTGTTTGTTCAGTCTTGTTCAGTCGGCCAGGCGTGACCAAAGTCCGGCGCCGCCTCTGGCTTGGATGTACCCATCAAGCCCGTACCGGACGGCGTCCCAGCCGTGATTCCATTTGTCGACAATGATCGGCAGGATGTCGCCGGTCACTCGATCAACTTTGTAGCTGTAGAGGCGCGCTTCTTCTTGCATGTGCTTGCACCGCTCGTGGATGACGATGCGACGGAAGCCCTTGATGTGCTGAATGCCGTCCTCGACGCTACCCGGCCACTTCGCCGCGGCCGTAATCCCAAAGCCTTGCCGGCGCATATAGCTGATCGTTTCAGGCCTTGAGCAGTCAGCCTTTATTGGCCAGTCCCGAGCCCCGTCGATGCTGTCGAACAGGCTGTGCAGGTCGTCCAGCTCGACGCCATACCCAAACGCCTCGCGGTCGATGTACAGAACGTCGTCCGCAATCCAGAAACGAACAAGCGCAGTCGGGTCGTTCGCAAACCCCCAGTCGGCGCCGTAAAGGAATCTGACGCTGCCGTCCGTGGGCGTATCGAACGCCTCGACGACAACGCGCTTTCGGAAGATTGCGGCCTGCGTCTGGTTGGCGGTCTCGCCCTCCCACACGTGGTCGTAGTCGGCCTGGGCTTGGGCCCGCTCGTCGTCGTCTTGCGATTGAGCGATCAGCGAGAGGGCGTATTGCCGTTCAAGCTCAAGCTCGGCGGGGAACCACGGGTTATCCTGCCATCCGATCTTGATGACGCGAGCGGTCGGCGGGGGCTTCAGGACGAACCGCTTATAAGTTGGGTCTCGATCCTCGTTCGGGTTAAAGCCGACCCAGATTTCAGACCCGCGCTTGCGGATCGTCGGAATTAGCACCTTCCAGGAAGCATCCGAAACCTTCTCGGCCTCCTCGACCCAGCAGATGTCCACGCCCTCGGTCGATTTGATCTTGGTGACGTTGTTGCGGATGCCGGCGAAGATGAACTCAGTCCCGGCGGCCGGCCCCATGCCGTAGATGCCCTGCTGCTGGATGTCGAAGTAGCGACCCAGGCCAAGCGCTTCGATCTGGTCTGACAGCACCCGATGCACAGACTCCTGAATGGAGTTCTGCAGCTCTCGGGCACACAGAATCCGCAGCGGACGGGCGGACGTCAGCAGCGCAAGGGTGCGGGCAAACCCCCATGACTTGGCGCCGCCTCGGCCGCCGTAGGCAACCTTGTATCGACTCGGGATATAGATCGGCCTGCCGCCCGGACCTGGCCGAAAGCACAGATCGCGCATCTTCGGAGCCAGCAGCAGCTCATTGCCCGGGGCCGCCATCGTCGAAGCCAAAGTTAAACACCGGCGGCAAGAGTGGCGCGCCATCCTTTCCGGTGTGCTCGCTCTGGGTTTTGTCCCTCCAGAGGTCCGGGCGGCGATTCTTCAGCCAGAAGATGCAGGCCGTCGTATCCGGCGGGTAGCGCTCGACGTACTGGACGATGTGCTCGGCGCCGGTCTTGGCGTCTGCGACGATCTTCACTGCATCGTGCTCGTAGCCAGTAGCGCGCTTAAAAAGACGGTCTGCCACTTGCGCGTCCGCCATGGACTTGCCTTCTTTTAGGGACTCACGAAACGCCGGATGATCGGATTTCCAGCGATTTATCGTGTTCTCGGATGCGCCAAAGAAGTCCGCCAACTCTTTGTCTGTCGCCCCGAGTCGGCACAGCTTGAGCGCCTGCTCGGCAAACTCTGCGCGGTACTTCGAAGGGCGTGCCATGACTTACCTCGCGAATCTCCTACAATGAAAAGTTCCCCCACAAGGAGGCGTCACCATGTCCCTAGTCCTGCCACTCGACAGCCTCGCTCTCGACATCGCCTGCCCCTACTGCAGCGAGCTGACGGCCGATTACGTCGGCGAACTGCGCGCCTCGCTATCAATCACCTGCGACGGTTGCGGAAAGGTCTTGCCGCTCGACCCGTCCACCCTCGAAAAGCAGATCGCCGAGCTCGACGCAAAGCGCTTCGAGGTGGCAGCAGCTTTCGAGCAGCTGCTCAGCATGGGAAAGAAATAGGGTTCCAGCTTCGGGAATCGTCGCCTCACGGCGTTCCGCGATGACGCGGGGACGGATCACCCCCTTTCGAGGATGCACAGGAATTGCGGACGCAAAAAAGCCCGGTCGCTGACGCGTTACCGGGCTTGGACGTAGTTCGGGGATTAGAGGTTTTCACTCTAAACCCGCCGTCGAATGGCGTCAAGCGGTATCGCCCACCATTCCAATCTCGCGCAGCTGATCGGTGATTGCCTGCAGCGCAGCTTCCTCAAGCCCCGGGACGGCCTGGTGCCCCGCTCTCGCCTTCTGGCCGCCGAGCATGGCCGCGACTTTCGCCGCGTGCGCGCTGACCGTGTGCCGGTCGATCTCCGCCGCGTCGGCGATGGCCTCGAGGGCCACTCGCTGCGCCTTTGGCGTGAAGTACCGGACGACATAGGCCCGGCGCAACAGCGCATTGGTCGTGCAGCCAGCGAGCGCCGTGGCGCGCACGTGGTCGGAGATGATCGCGACGGCATCCGTCCATTCCTTGTTCGGCCGGTAGCTGCTGCAGCAGGCCTTGCGACACGAGCACGGAACCGACTGCGGAGCGTGCCGTGCGACGAGGATCGCTTCGCCGATGCGCCCCAGGCGCTGCACTTCGGCACGAACCATGCCGGCCTGGGCGGCGCCATCGAGGCCGGAGAGGCCCTTGCCGGAGCCAACAGCCGGCGCGGCAAGGCGATTCATCACAGGCCGATCG